TCAAATGCTTCACGCCACAACTTATCAAGCATCTTACTAGTAGTAGGATCACGAGAAATATCAGCAGTTAAAGTCTTTAATGCATCAGATACTGCATTCTTCTTAACATAACTACTCATTTGATTTTTAGGATCAATATATTCACTAATAGTAGCCTTTAGTGTATTATCAACTCGTGTCTGAAGATCATCACGAGAAGACTCAAAGCGTTCTTGAATATATTGTAATCTCTCTTTTTCAACTTCTGATTGCTTGTCATCTGTAGAATGATCTACACGATCAGATGGAGGAGTGAATTTAGAATTACCAAAAACAAACTGATTAACAAATAATGCAGCTTGTTTTAGGTCTTCATTACCAGTATCGTTAGCCTCTTTAACCATCTCCATAATCAAACGCTTATTTAAATTACCAACTACATGAAAATATGCTTCTTTATCTACTTCAGCTAATGATGGAAGATAGTTATCGACAATTATATTAAAAGCCTTTTCGTCTACTTCCTTAACTCCCTTAAGGATTTCTTTTGTATTACCACTTAATAATTGTGACTCAAAACCTTTAAAACTTTCAGCGTGCTCTGCGGCTTCTTTAGCATCATCAAAGCTACCAAATAACTCATTATATGCCTTATCACGATAAAGCATCTTTTCAACAAAAGGAAAATCTTTAAATAAATCAGGATACTTCTTTAAAATTTCTTTCTTACGTGGAGGTGCATCAATATTTAAATCGTCATCTTGCTTAGTAAGATCAATCTTTTCAGTTTCATCATCAGGTTCAATAAGTTCTAATTTATCATCATCAGTTTCACTATCATCATCACTATCTTTCTCTTTAGATTTTGCTTTTACTTCTGATTTTTCAGGAACACTAAAATCATCTTCAGCATCTAAAGATTTAAAGATATCATTAATATCATCAGCCGTTGCTGGTTTTGACGGAACTTTCGTTTCTAAATTACTAGAACTACTGGACGGGATTTCGGGCATCTGCGGCTCCTGTTACTTTTTCTGATTCTTTTGGCTTTGCGCTTGGCGCTTTTCCAGGACCAGAGTTTTGTGGTTGAGATATCATCATTTGCTGTTGCGCCTGTTGCATCATTTGCATTGCAGCCGCTTGAGTATGAGCCTTCATATGTAAAAGAACGTTCTTATACCCTTCAGGATTTTCTTGCTTAGCTAATCTTCCAGCAGAACCAATTAACCAACTGCGGCAGATTGCGGCTTCAATTGAGTGATTATCTACATCAGGATCAATTGATACTGAAGGTTGTTCATTAGGTTGTAATGGTTGCCCATTTATTTGAGCAGCCATCATTTCTTCTGGGGTAGGTGGTTGAAGAATAGGAACAGAATTAATTAACTCATTAATTTCTTCATACTGTTTTTGTCGATCTTCAGAACCAGGTAATCTAAATTCAGGAATCTTAATAGCTTTAGAAACAAATGGAAGATTCTCAGGGTCCATCAGAGCGGCAATAATTTCTTGATTATTAAGATTTATAAGTTGCATAATAATATCAGCTTGCTGTTCGTCCGTAACAGGAAGCTTTTCATCAGGTTCTAATTCAATCGAACCAATAACACCATCGGTCTCAGCTTTACGAATGAATACGTTAATAAAATTACCCTGATCATTTTTTTCTACAATTCGTTCATCTTCCACCATAGACTTCATATATAATGGAATAGCTTTACCAAAGATCTCTTTCCACCAAATCGTCATCATTCTCCAAGGAGTTTGAAGACGTTGTAATGCCATTCCTTTAGACATTGCATATTCTGATGCAGTTCCAGAAGAATTACCACCTTGCTGTCCACCGAATAAACTAGGAAGAGCACCAGATACGAACTGTCCTAATTCTTGAATAATACGATAAAAATTAAATACCTCTGGGCTAAGACTTGCTGTTTGTGAAGTATGAAATGCATCGCTTACATTCTTACTACCTGGAATTGGTTTCGTAGGTGTAAGGGTTCCAGGCATTGCTTCTATTTGACGTTGAGCATTAAAATTAACTATAGCAGGGTCAGCCCATGTTTGAGCGATGCCATGTTCAATAGTCTGTAATGTTAAACTAATTAGATCATTAACAATATCCTGCACATTAGTTAATAATTCACCGAGCGGCTCATGTGTTAAGAAATCGGACATTGGATTTTGAGTCAACGTCCATCTATCATCTAATGATGCATTGCAATAATCTGCAACAACATCATTAATCATATCTACACGAGCACCATCCGGAAATTTCTTTTTAAGTTTCTTATAATCATCTTCTGGTAAAATATTAAAGGCACTTGGCCGAAGCCATGATAACTTAACAGTTACTACTTCATTAGGAAATTCACCACGGTATTGTGTATTAAGACGACCATACTGTTCATATGGATCATTTAATCCAACAGTTGTCCATCCACCATGAGGAATCTTATCTTTAATCCATGGATATGCTTCTAATGCAGTAGAATAATGTGTCTCATGTGCCAAAATTAAATATGGTGTATCCTTTTGACATTTAGCATAATTAGCGACTTTAACATATAAACCACCATAGCATTCTAAACGTACACGAGATTTTAATTCTTTAGTCTCCCCTACGAGACGAGGAATAATTAATTTTGTTTTTTGTAATGCTGGGTCTAACTCAATTCCACACTCAAGACAAATTGGACCATTATGATCAATTTCAGAGTGTAATACCGCATCATCATTTTCAGGAGAGAACTCATTCATCTCAGAATCAGAGAACATGAAATCAGGAACACGACTATTACACGCAGGACAGACATAAGAGTCTACTTCTTCATCTTGATATTTAGGAACTGGGTAAGTACCATAATCTTTATTAGAATCTGAATATAAATAACAAGCAATCATACCTTCAGTAGAATAAATATAAAGTGCATGAAGCCATAAGAACATTACGTTATTATGTTTATATATTAACTCCGCAATCTTATTACCTGCTTTAGCAGTAGATATATCAAGGGGATTATCAGCATCATCAGGAACACAATTAATAGCGGGTATCTGTATGGATAGAGCAGCAATAATAGTTTCGAGAAAAGCTTTAAATACATTAATAGGACGATCGTAATAATCCTGATTAGAGTCATTAGCGTCAGTTTCTCGATTATTATAAATCTTATAATCCTGTGCTACCTCACTCCAATAAATATTGGAAAATGAATTCCAATATAATTTAAGACGCCGCCAGTGCCTAATCTGACGTTCTCTTGTAGCCTGATCTTCTCGATTAAAATGATCGACACAAGTCTTTAATAGACTACAAGTCTCATCATCTAAATCAGGATGCTTTTTAGACATTACTTCTTCTTAGAAAACATGGACTTCTTTTTTGTTTGTGGAGCAGACATCATTTTCTTTTTAAAACTATTTGATGGTCCTACTCCTGTAGAGTCATCAGGATAATCATCTTCATCTGAATCAGACTTCTTCTTTTTGCTCATGAACTTCGAAAATGACATGATATTTAATCTTTCTCTATGAGATAACGATTGCAGAATTAGTACCAGCAATCGTAATTGTTGTAACTGTTACAAGTGTAAGGCCAAAAATAAATTCACCCTGCTCACTATCAATAACCTTAACTGTACCTTTAAAATAATTAAAGGATAATTCAATAACCTTATTAAAGGTCATCGCAACTGAATCACCTTTAATACTAACTGTAGTAATTGTAACTTTTGCCTGAATTGCTGGTGTATCTGTTCCTGACATCTTCGCTCGCTTTTCTTGCTCATTAAAGAGCTAACCTAAATTACGAAATTGTAAGAGTGGTCAAACCAGCCGAAATGACCCATGTAAAAGTTGTAATTGCAGAATAATCATAATATGAAACTGCCAAACCACCTGCATGTGTAATCTTAACAACGTTATTTACAAAATTAACTTCAAAGTCTACAACACTATTAAAAACCTGTGCTGTATTTGTAATTCCAGGACCAATAGTAGATGTAATTGTAACTGTAGCTGGTGAAATGTTTGGCATCTGATTATCCTAATGTTTCAATTCCAAGTTGATGTTCTAGCTCGCTTACGCTTGCTAACACTTCATTTTGTCTATCTTTATCGGCAATACCAAGATGTTTCTTCTCATTTAATATACGTGCAGTAATTCTATCTTTCTCTTCCTCAGCCGCTCGCCTACGACTAAATAAAGCAGATGTTTGAGCAATTGGCGCTAATTCAATTACTGGTTGTTCTACAGCCTTTGGCTGTATAATATTAAGAAGAGTATCTGTTAATCTTTTCTTTTCATCTCTCTCAAATGAGAGTTGTTCTTTAAGAGTCTCACACGACTTGCATGGCTCATATGGTTTATTAAATAAAAAAGATAAGAATCTTAACATTTTAATGTCTCCGTGCGAAGCGGCTACGACGAGAAACTGGCAGGCTTTCAGCCTGAATATTCTGATTCTGAGATTCTAATTTCTCCATCTGCCTATAAAAACTAGTAGTATCTCCTGTCACTTTGTGCTGAGCAATAATCGAAGCTCTCTTTTCTATTAAACTAAGATCTATAATCTCACCTAATAAGAATTTTCGAGCCGCTTTGCACATATAACGTAAGTCGTCAATTGGATCATCGCCTTCAAATTCAGCAACATCCTCAATCTTCTTTTCATCGTAAATAGCCATTGGAATAGTATCAATAAGAACTTTACAATTTTTAAATATCTGCATTACAGGAAGATTTACTTCGCTCGCTTCATCGTAAAATTGCCGTTTGTAATTTTCAAGAGCGGCTGGTCCAAAATTACGATAAATTTCTTGAGCTTTTATTAAATCATAAACTTCATTTTTAGTTACTAGTGAAGTCTTTTTTGTCCAACGCATCATATCATGTACTACTTGCAATCCAGCTACACGACTTCCAGGTGTATTCTCAGATGATGATGGTGATAAATCAGAATATTTCTGAAAATCATCAGCAATCAATTCACCACCTCGTGATTGCCATGCGCTTCCGCATAATACAGTATGGACTGGTAATTCAGTATTATCATCATGGATTTGTCTAATTTCGCTTGCCCAGTAAGGAATATCTCTACCATACCAAGCTCGCTCGCGATATAAATACAATCGTTTATCTGGGCTAATCGCACCCCATAGCGCGTAACACATTGCTCGCTTTCCCCAATCAATTGCAAGAATTCGAGGCCACCATTCTGGGATAGTGAATGGTTCAATAACATGTAATGCGTTTTCTGGTTCGCCTGTTAAATGTAATGGTCGGAAAGTTGTAAATACTGAACCCTTAAATGCATGCCAATCACCATAGCGTTTAGCTTTATATTCAGCTTCATTAACAACTTTTAAGATTTCTAATTTTTTAACATACTGAGGATCATATTCCATTCCATATGGATTATCTTCTGCTTTAGCTGGAATGAAAATTCTTAATAATCCTGTAGAAGTGTCACGAATAATTCTTCTTCCATCTTCGTATGGTTTTACAAAACGGTCGTATACGAAATTCTGTCCGATTCCGCCTGGATTTGTTCCATTTCTAACAATAGCGATATTAAATGACGACGAAGGACGAACACGAGAACCAACCATGTAATGATAAGGATAAGAGGAGAAATGTGTAAGTTCATCAAATGCACAATAGTTATATTGAGAACTATCATACATTGTGATATCGCCAGCATGTTGAACGTGCCCAAAGTCTTGATATGAATTAAATTCTGGCCATTCCCAACTATGCTTTTGTTCATTATACTTAGCGCCTGTCTTAGGATAATATTCTTTAGATAGTCTTATAATTTCACGTTCGAGATCTGGGAATCTATTACGTAAGATAATTCCTTTATAACCTTTAAATTTGTAGAATCCTCTGAATAAAGGAAGTAATGTTAAAATCCATGACTTTCCGCCATAAGCAGCTCCACCATATAAAGCTTCAAATACTGTATCTGGAAGAGATAAGAGTTCTTCTTGTACGTCATGAGGTTTAATATTTTTATCTCTTAGAAAATCTTCATATAATCCATTTCCAGGATCATTTGAAATGATACCATTTGCAATAGAGATTGGCATTATAAAATTTTAATCTTTATCACGAATACTTAATGCATTCTTAGCAATATTTCTAAGATATTTTGCATCATCTAGTTTAACATATTTATCATTATTAAATGTATATGTTGGTAAAACATATAATGCTATATCTTTTAATGCTCCCTCTAATTTCTTTTCTCTAGCAGTCATAATCTTAAACTTTAGGATTAGCCGCTAACCATGCATTACCTTGAGCAATCCATTTATTAGTATCATCAATAAATATCTGAATCACTTGCTCACTTGTTGGGAATGTTCCATCATGTG